GATATGCAGTATCAATCGATAAGATCCATTTAATTGACGGCGGTGCACTCATGGCACGCAGGCAGTGTTGAATAAACATCCGTTTTGGGGTGTTTTTTTAATCTTTTTGGGATTTAAATTCCTATCGATGAACCAGTACGCTGATATCTTCATGGCCTGCAACAGTGAGCTGGAATTCAGAAGATACCAGTCGTTCGCCTTTGGCCGCGTTGGCAGTATAGCGGCCCTTAATAAATTTACGGTTTCCCTTAGTGTTATTGTGCCCCATATAAAATCCTTTTACTGGAACGCCCGAACAATATCGGAGCTGTTATATATCGAAGAACCGGTCAACTGGAGGTTGACGGTGTTTTTCAGGAAATATCCATTACTGTCCCTTGGCGCATCGAGATCAAAACTTAAGTCCTGGATGGCGACATCGGTGATGTTGATCCGGCGACCAATGTTTAGCGTCACGCGCTCCGGGATTCGACCACCAACATTGGCCGCTTTTAGTTCCGGGCTAATCATGGCTGTCAACGCGGCGATAGCGCCTGAAACTTCAATGAATGGATTGTTCAAAGCAATGAAAGTTACAGGCAGCGTGAACGTCGGCGGAGTCCCCCCTTCCCAAACCATTAAGCTATTCCAACGGGCAACCGACGTTGTTTCAGTACCTACTTGCACAAAACCACCCAGAGCACCAGAAACAGATCCCATGGACATACCGGTAAACGGCGCTTCCCAATTCTGGGCCATGTTCATTGCCGCTCCCTGGCTGATATATCCGGTAACCTGGTACTGAGAGTTCGTTAAAGTAACTTTCAGATATGGCGATACACCGTCAGCCTGGCTGTAAACCCCATAAGCTATAGGAGCCATTCAAGTTAAAGGCCGGAGTTCCCCGGCCTCCTCCTTTAGCCAAGGCGCTTACGGCGCAGTTTCATTGACTTTTTGCGGGCAAGTTTTGCCGCACCCGTCTGGGCTTTTCGACGCGCTTTTTTCAGCGCCGATTTTTGAGCCGCAGTCAGATGTTTTTTACGCAGGCGTTTACGGATGAGTTTGATCTCACCGTTACGAACAACCTTCTTAAATGCTTCAGTCAGCATTTCATCAGAAGTGCCAGCAACAACAAACGCCGCTTCCAGTTCGTCACGGTCGTCGCTATCTAAACCAGCGATAGAGGCACCAACATCAGCAGCTGCGTCGTCGTCTTCATCGTCAGCCAGTGCTTCGATCAGGTCATCATCTACACCGCATGCTGCGAGGAAGTCAGCAACATTTGCCCATGCTTCGTTATAGGCATCGTCCTGTTCTTCTGTAACTTCGGAGTCGTCGTCATCAGAGATACCAGCGATAGCCTGAACGAAACCATCAAGGGAGTCGAAAGTCAGATCACCGCTATCAGCCCAGGCGAAAACGGCGTCGGCCGCATCACTCAACGCATTCTGCATAGCACTTCTATTTGCAGCTTCCAGAATCATCTGGTGCGCCTGTTCGACGGTCCATTCTTTACCGTCTTTCCCTTCCAGGATTTGCTCAGGAGCCGGGGCAGATGGAACGTTATCGTTAGTCTGTGCCGCCGGTTCCGGATTATTATTAATAACCGGATCTGTTGGCTGTTCGGCGCTTGCTCGGGCAGACTCCATCAGCTGCACAGGATCAGAGTTCAAAGCGAAACGAGACAGTCCATTCCCCAAAAATGCCCCGGATTGAAAAAAGTTTTTGCTCATTGTATTCCCTTACTTAATAAGCAGCGGTACGCCCTGGATACGACGGGCTACGCCAGTCGGGCAGCAGGCCCAGACTACTTCCCATTTATCGAATTCCGCCTGCGTAACTTTCAGCACATACGGTTCTGTACCGTCAGCATCAGGATCACGAGGAGCCACCAGAGCGCCGGAGGCGACAAAGCGATCTAAAAGTTTGGTCATCCCTTTAGTCAGGCCAGCCGCAGTAATACCGTCCGGGCTATGCTTCATCTGTCGGGCTAACTGGACAAAGAAACGGCTGATTGCATTCATCAGGGATGGGACGTGCTGGAAGTGCAGATAGTTATCCTGCGTGCAGCAAGTTAAAGCATCGTCGATGATCATCTGGCCAGAGGTGCCAACAGATACTTTATTGAGACGGCCCTTGACCATTGCTTCTTCGTCCGGGGTATCTTCCGGATACAGCGGTTGAATTGACGCACGAGCAATGACGGCACGTTCTTCACCAGCCGGTGAGTAATGCCAACCGCCGACATCAGAGTTTTTCTTGACGCCACGAGCTTTCGCCGCATACGCCACGCCAGACAGACCAAAGACCACACGGGATTGGGTCCATTTGTCTTTGCAGGAGAACGGGTAGTGATAGACAGCACAGCTTACATAATCGGTACCAAGTAAACCGGTATCTTCAACAGCAGAGAGCGCTTCCGTATACGTCAATGTCGGTTTGACATCAAAGAAGCCATCAATCAGGCGATCAGAACAGATATTACCTAACGCGGTGATCGCCGCATTGTCATAGCAACCCAGGCCGAGAACAGCGGTGTACATGTACGGCGCATTGTTCAGCACCTTAACCGCACGCAGGTACGCAGCGGTTGAGATTTTCGACTGATCACCGTTGGTACCACCAGTGAACGCCAGCGATTTTTTATTTGTTACTTTCGCCGTCGAAATCAGCTCTTCATTAACAACCGCGCGCAGATATTTAGAACGGGCTTCCAGAGCCGTAGGCAGATAACACAAGCGGCCCATGTCATCTTTCGCTTCTTCCGCCAAAGACACAGTGTGTGTCTCCAGGGTCGTTACCACGCCGAGCGAAGTCGTCTGGGTCAGTTTTAAGAGGAAGCGTTCATTACCCGCGCTGTCCGCTGTTGCCGTTTCGATGGTTAACTCACGGGTAGGTGAAATACACGGATCACCATCATCAACGTAGATAGCAAAGGCTTCGCCACTATCAAGTTCAATTTCAGAACCGTATGGCAACGCACTGTAAGCCGGTTCGCCTGATTCATCGAACATAATAATCGGGAACTTCGCATCATCCGGAACAGCACGAACAACATAACCTGACGTTTGCTGAATAGCTTCGTATACATGGCGAATTGGTTCGAACTGTGAGCCGGAAGACGGCTTCAGCGGTTCGCCGAGAACATCTTTGTAATTGGACTCAGTAACCGCAAGAACAGTAAACGGCTTGCCACGCGCAAATACGCCAATACCAGCCCACAAGCTGCTATTTAATGCAACACCGGTAGATAACGTCGCATCGGCATTGATCGGGCTAACCGCGACGCCGGATGCATTACCTAATGACTGTTGAATTGAATATTGAGACATAACTTTCCCTGTTATGCGCCCCGCACGGGGGCGCTATGTTAAACGGAGAACTTCCCCTGATTACTCAGAGTCACCGGCATCAATCGTGTCGCCGCTTATGAAGTTAAGCCCGCCTTTTTTGGCCATTGTCAGCGTTACACGAGTGAAGTAATCAGCGCCGTTGCGTGGGTGCATATCGTTGATAGCCGAACCCCACAGTGTGGTACGGTTGACCAGCGCCGGAGTGGTCGGATGCTGGAACGGGATAGCCGGGACAGCATCACCAGTCACGAAGCCTGCTTTACCCGGATTTTCATCACGGACGTAGCACAGCACATCCATCGAGCTGAACTGAATGTTCTCTGTCGTTAAGTTCTTACAAATACCAGCAGGTACTTCGTACACTTTCACGTTACCGAACAGGGTACCGATGTAGTGAACATACGGAGTCTGGATATAGTCTTCGGCTGGCTGGAAGAAATCCTTCGGCAACTGTTTGAAGAAAGATGCTGCATCAGCACCAGCAAACATCCCCATCGCACCAGAAGATTTAACGCGCTCAATAATGTCGCGATATACAGTCTGGAATTTGCCACGAATGATGGTTGCCCATACATTAAAGGACTGGTTAACCGGCAGAGCGATGTCAAAGGTGTCGGTCGCAAGAGTACGCCAGATCATGATGCGAAGACGCAGCATATCCTGTTCATGAGACAGGTATTCCTTCAGGGTGCGGAACTGTAGGGAACCCAGGTCCAGACCAAATTCACGCTGTGCTTCATACGCCGCCTGTACCGTGTGCTCAGCCGCGATAACGAACTGACTTGGGAACAGGGTGTATTTCTTCATTTCGTGGTTGATCAGCGGGATCAGCTCAGGTGCGGCTTCAATATTGATTTCCGTCTCAATTGCGATCTCAGTGCCTTTATCCGGCGCTTTGGAGAACGACAGGGCAATCTGACCAATGTTGTAGTTCAGAGAGCAGGTAACAGTGATTTGCTCACCAGCAGCATTAGTAAACGAGTGAAGTAGGCTGCCGGAACCGTTATCAACAACAGACTTAATACGGTTAACGTAGATGTTAGTGCGACCTTTTCGGATTGGTACATTCTGGCCTTCGAAGTCTTCCATCTTGAAGGTTGCGGTTTTGCTGGTGCCATCGGAGCTTGCCACCAGCACATAGCGGCGACGTAACTGGCTGTACACACCAACGGATTGCATGTCCAGAACATCACCAGCAGCATAAGAACCAAAAGAGGAACCTGCCACGTTAAAGACTTCATAGATGTCGGACTGGTCACGCGTAACCGGAATGAAGGTACACGCATCAGCGGTAGCTGCCCCCAACTGAACAGGCAGGATCATCGCGAGGAATAAAGGCAGACGCATAACACCGTCAGAAACGCTCATCATCTCTGCTGCGACGGATTCCAGCATCGCTTTATTAGTGGCATCCATGCTATTGCGGGTGGACTCAATCAGGCAGTTTTCCAGCGTCTGGTGGCAGGAGGCCAGAATTTCCGGACGCGGCATAGATTTATGTGCTGCGGCGTAGTCAGCCAGTGCACTTGCCCACGCTGTAGCGATTTGAGCGGTGGCATTATCAGAGATACCCGCAAAAACCGGGTCTTTACGTGCAGCTTCAAGGATAGATGCGGCACGCGCGGCATCATCTTTAATGAATTGGTTATCAGTACCGAACTGCGCAGTGCTTGCCCAGCCAAGCACAGCTTTAGAGCGTTTTGCGATATCTGCAATACGATTCTGGTATTCGCGTAAGTTACTCAATTTACTCTTCCTTAAACACAAGGCACTTGTGTGAATCCCTTTTCGGAAGAGATTTTATTGAAAGTCACTTGTTGACTTTCTCGTGACAAGCAATTTTTTTATTTTTTCGGGAGTAGGGGAGGAAGGTAAAATCCAAGGTGAAATCGTGGCGATTTCACCTTGAAATTTTAGATGGATTTACTTTAAAAACAGTAGGTTAATAGTGAAATTTGAATGGCGAAAGTTTAAGGCTTCGGCTTTTTATCGAGGCTCTTTCTAAGGATATGCCCAATCATCCTGTCGAGTTCTTCCTGTAGCTCTTTTGAAAGTCGATTAAACTCATAAGAAAATGCACGGCCTTTCACGCGCTTCCTTGCAAAGCGATCCTTGTCCTCAAATTTCCATAATTCAGTAACTACGGACTTATCTTTAGAACCTTTATCCGTGAGTAGTGAGGCTTCCTTTGTTATCAAGCGCAGGATTTTATTTTTAACTTCATCTTCGGCCATTTCTTCAATGGATAAGATGTCGTTTATTTCCGGGGATATGTTTTGAATAAGCTGATCAAACTCTAAATTCTTGTTCCCCATTTCGTCGCCAACAGCACAAAGCGTTTTGTAGTCCGAAAAGGTTAATTCCGACTGCACAGGGAAAAGGGCGACTAATTCTTCCGGAGCACTCGCTGCCTGGAGAGCACGCGTGACCTTAGCCTGAGACAGCCCTTCTTTGGCTGCAATATCCTTCTGACTCATCCCATCATTTTTCATTCGCATCAAACGCAGACCTATTTCTCGAATGCTGTGCTGCAATGCTGTCTGAACGTCTTTCGCTAAATTTTGCGCTTCCTGAACGCTGATCTCCTGGTCCGTGACTAAAACCCGCAACCCTACGTTCTCTAAGATGGCAGAAGCTCGACGCCGGGAACCATCCAAAATTTCAATTTTCCCTGTACCCCGTCTAACACCTATTGCAGGGTAAAATTGCTGATGCTTAATAGTGCTTCGGATACTTTTTAATGATTTTGGCGTAAGAGATGCCTGGTCACGCCCGTTGTTATGCTGATCAACAAAGGTATCGCTTTCTACCTGGTTCGGAGGTATTACCTCTTCAATAAATGTGGCCTGGCGACCAGTTGATAACTTGAATACCTGCTCGACTCGATCGCCAGAGGCTGAAGAACTATCAAATCCGCTTAATATTGAAGGATTAAGGGTTCGCCCAATTGTTGGTCTGTTTTTCTTTGACATGGGGGTTTCTTACTCCTCAGTTAGATCTGATAAATTCAATACGGTCAAAAACTGCTTTAGCAAAATCTTCCGCGGCAATTCGCGCGTTCTTCAATGCATCAGCACTACCAACATACGTTGCCGGGTTAGCTGAAATAACAGTGTCAAAAGACTCGCCGCAACGTTCAAAACCGTCAAGGCGAGGGAGGACGACATCGAGCATATCCCCACCGAACACTTCTTTAGCCAGGCTATGGCAATACTTATGATCTGCCTTGTTACTCAACTTGGACATAAAACCAATGTTAGTCGCAAGCTGGCACTCGCAGCCTTCATCCGAAATGAGTTTCACCAACTCAGGAAGGCGGGCAACGTATTTAAGCGATGAGTGGAAATCGACAGTTGCTGGCGGCAGAGGTGTAAACAGTATATTGGCCGAGGCCAAAGCATTTTTCAGGAAGGCGTCAAGGTGAGGACCACTATCAACGAGGATAAAGTCATAATCGCTCTTCAGCTTATCAATCACATTTTCTTTCAGGACAGCATGGATGTTCTGACCCGGTAGATGCTCATTGCACAGCTCTCTCCAATCGGATGCAATAAAGGCATCGTCAATCGACGCAGGCATAACGTCAACCCCAGGTACAACAGAAGGAACAATAAACTCCTCTAACAGCTCTTCACGGCTTACATTCTGCAACATAGCCTGTGCAGATGTTGCGTTTACGATACCAATAGAGTGTTTATGGCTTAAAAACATCGTTGCTGAAGATTGCGGATCAAGGTCAATAACCAGAATCCTTAAATCTTCCATCAGAAGATGAGGGTGAGCACGCATTGCATGCGCCAGAGAAACCGTCGATACAGTTTTTGACACACCGCCTTTAAGATTGGAGATGAAAATCACATACGCTTCGCTGTAGCGATCCCGGTATTTTGGCACTCCGCGATGTTCATATATGTCAATGATGTTCTGAATTGACATCGCATATTTCATTGAAGAGCCAGCAGGGCGTTTATCGAAAACATAACCCTTTTCTTCCATTTCACTTACGGCATAGTCAACGTTCGCTCGAGTCAGTAGAGGCAATTTTGCCAGTGCCGCTTTCGCATAGACCTGGTAAAACTCGTTCGCGTGTAGCTCATCCTTTTGCAACTGTACTTGTTCAGTCAGAACATTGAGCATTCTGTTTGCTCTTTGAGCAACCTTGTGAAGCTGGCTGGAATCACTCATCGAAAGTCATCCTTTATGCTGTATTTTTGAATTTAATTAAAAATGCTGCATAAAATAATAATGTATGCGTAGATGCTTGTACATGGCATTCTCTGCATGTTTTGTTCATTTTGCACGATTGAGAGTTACAAGAAAGGCACAAAAAAGCCCCGTTCAGGGGCATCAGTGTTATTTGCTAAGAGCAGCGAATAATCGTTCGAAATCGATAGTATCTATAGCACGCGTAAGCGCCGGAAGTTCAGCCTCAAAGTACCCGTGTCGATCGTAAAAGAAGGGACCGAAGAGCGAGGCATGTTGGATTCTACTTCGCCCCAGCCCGGACACACAGTTAAGCCCATTACCGGCTAAAAGGCTAAAAAACTTCTCTGGATTATCGTGGTAAAGCTGAGAATCAATGGTGGCGGTTAACTCTTCCATAGGGAAGCACACCCGCCCTGTCTCCCAGGGATATTTAGTCCGAAGCATAAACATTGCTTTCAGCAATTCACATTGAGCGCGGATCGCGTCCGGTTCATAGCCAGATATGGAGACATAAGCCACGTCCCTCATTCCTGCGTCATCTTTGAAAGTCACGATAGAAGTAACATCCAGTTCTTTTTCGAAAGAGCGAGCAGCATCTACTGGACGCTGAAGTAAATCATTCTACTTAATGCGCTCGAGAATCCCTCCCCACATATCATTTAGATATTCGATATGAGCCAAAACCTTATCAAGACACTCTCGTGTAAACCATTCAGTATGCCCGCCACCGGCGCTTTTCTCCCACGGCGCATTCCAGGGGAAAAAGGTTGCGTGTAAAGCCCGCTCAAGATTAACCATTGCCAAACGCGTACCACGATAGACCCGTGAAAGCGCAAAATCGGGACTCACTTGTAGCCCTTTAAACCGTGCCAATGGACCACATGAAATGCCGATTTTAAAAGTATCTCCGTTCTCCGGCACCAGAACGTAGAGGTAGTGTTGTTTCTCTTCTTGCATATCAATACCACTGCTTGATGAGAACCGCGCAAATGTTGACTATGCGCGAAAGTTAATGTGAATAGTTGACTATGCGCGATGTGACTACAGTCAAAAGTTGACTGTAGTCGATTTAACTCCACCAAAGATCGACTATGTAAGATATTGTCGGGAGAAACGTTGACTATACGCGATGAAATGACCCTAAAAGCCATCTCAATAGCGACTTGCAGAATATTGACGCCAGCAAAAATCCACCAGCGTCAACGAATGTCGCCTATAGTCAACTTCTCGCTATCGCATATAGTCAATATTATGGATTGCGCTTATGGATCTGAAAGCCGATTTTCCTGCCGTTTTTTATCTCTGAAAATTTAAGATATTCAATAGCTTCCAAATCTTTCATGGCTTTTCTGATAACGCTATTTTGCACGCTAACGGATGATTTGAGATTAAGCCTTGCTCTAAGGCGCTCAATGCTGACAGGTGCCGGGTTGGCGGGTAGAGCCTCAAAGAATGTATACAGTACCTTGGCCGTCTCTTTGCGCCCGAGCTTATCCAGCATCTTCAGCTTCAGGATTCGCTTATAGTCAACATAGTAAAGTTCAGATAGCTGTTTCTGCGGCTGGATCTCGATAACATCAAGCTCGGTATTCAGGCTGCTATATGCCAACAAGTTGACGTTAATGTTATTGAGATGACCTTTTGCCGCCGGGAAGCGGAATTTGACAACTGTCTGCTGAATGCGTGTCAGAGAGTCATCAATACTTTTACGGAACGCCTTTGAAAGGCGCTTACGTGGATAGCCGCATCGATCGGCAAACTCGGAGAATGGCAGGGTGATTATGCCGTCATCATCAGGTGCGTAGTCAAACAACGCGGAGGTTATGCCCACCCACACCTTAAAATCAGTATCCATATCCAGGCGTGGACCATGAATTTCAATTCCCTCATAGCCTTCCTGCTCAACAATTTTGAGGCTTGATAGTTCTTCGGTTGCGTTCGTTGTGTTTGTAGTAACTGACGATCCGCGACGTAGTGCCACATTGGTAGATTTTAAGGTTGGCACAAACACACCTAAGCGCAACAAAGCAATGGGTTGTATAGTGCTATTGTTATTGGGTTTCAGGCTGTGGATTTCTCCTGTATTTCCTGCAACTTCTTCAACGCTAAGGAAGCCTTTATTTTCTTCCAGCATCGTGGTTTCTCCATATGTGGCGCGGCCTGGCGTCATCTGGATTGCAGTTATCAACAACTGTGAATAGTCAGGCTCTAAAATCGCGTACAGTCAATGTTTCTGTCGCATATAGTCAACAATAAATCGCGTGCAGTCAACAATAAATCGTGCACAGTCAACATAAAATCGCGTATAGTCAATGTTGATCCCATTTCAGGCCAGAAATGGCGCGGCTTACAGCGATCCGGGATCTTCTTTGGATCTTCCTGGGTTCTCTTTAGGATCTGTTTATTGGATCTATGCTGTGGATAAGTTGAATAAACCGGCCAACATAGCCGGTTGGAAGGAAGGGTATTATTCTACGCTTTCGATAAGAAGACCATGTTCATAACATTTAAGCTCATCGCCTTCGTACAGGAATTGGTATCCAATACCACCATTTTCATGGACATTAGGGAATAACTCATAACTCACTGAAGAGCAAATCACACCAATGCAGCGATCAACGCCTTCTCGTTCTTCAGTGCTGAAAAAATCCTCTTCGGTAAGAACATGAGTACATTGCTCATCAGCATAGGTCGGAAATACATGCTCGATGCAATCCGGGTGTTTTAAACCAAGCTGATCGGCAAGCTCGAAAGCATGACGGTATTGTTCAGATCCTGGCTTGCCAACAGTGATGTGCTCAATTTTGTAGATTGAAGTCGCTTTGTTGATAGTTTGCTTTACTGTTACTTTATCAGACATAAAAATCCCTTTTAGTTACCGCTGATAGCGCGGTTGTAATCATTAACGTTGCGATTCTTCCTGTTAATCCCCATCAGCATCGTTTCTGTATCGAGGATATACGCTGGCAGATCATCAAAATATTCACTGCTAAACTCTGGCATCCTGCACATAAACGCACTTTTGGGGGCAGGGTGGTTAACCTTTGTCGGCGTCGGCGTTAAATTCGCTGATCGACTCCCGGAGCAACCGCTGAGTGTCAGCAGGAATGCGCTGGCGAACATTACCCGCCGCAACCAGTTGTTTCTGAACTTCAGCTTTTCGTTCCATTTGCCTGTCAGCATATTTGGCTTGTTCTGATTCATTTTTCACTTCCTGGCTGTGAAAATGTTGCTCTGCTTTGTTCATCGTCTCAATGGTCTGGTTAAGATCCATTATTGACTTATCACGTTCCTTAACAGCCTGATCAAGACTGCCAATTTTCTCCATGGCTTGCTTTAGCTGATGACGTTCCCATGCAAACCCAGCACCAACAAGTGCGCAAATCAGAACAAGAACACCAGTAGCAGCAAGTTTCTCCTTCAAAGACAAAGCTGTTTTTAACGTAGAAAAGAATGACATGTCTTCCTCCTGAAGAAAAATTATCAATGAAGTCCTTTGTTACCGTGCCGCTTTGTTTAATTCATCAAGAACAGAATCAGGAACCAAAGCGGCGACTGCGCTGGCTGTGCTGGCCTTATTTGCTGATGCTTCCGCAAGCGCGGTACCGATAGCATGGTTATAAGCAGTTATGGCTACGTTGGCGCTTTCATTCGCTCGTTCATACTGCTGTTGTAACGCAGTTGTGGGCGCTGTTGTCTGGTTGAAAACAACCCCAAACTGTTCAGTTGCTACTTTCAGAGATTCAATTTGCTCTTCTGTTAGTGCTGGTGGTGGAGTGGCAGTGCCGCCGCCTGAACCAGAGCCTGACGAGCTTCCTGAGCCAGTGTTAAGGGTCTGGTTAATCTCACCCATAGCAGCGACTAAACTTGATGTATTAAGCGCGTTTACAGCGTCCTCAAGCGATTTAGTAATAGTCACATCACCAATGGCAATAGAGATAGGCAGTTCTGATACTTCTCGCTCATTAGCACGGCAGTAAACATCCCAACCAATATCGAGTTGAAGCAGCATTGACAGATCTGCATAACCAGCCAACAGGTCCGCGTGCTTAGTTGCCAGTTCTCCAATGTTCGTTAAGCCGGTTGTGGTTGTTCTGATCGTTGAAACATAGCTGGTAATAGTGTCGGGATAGACAATTGTATCCAAAATTAATCCGATCAATTCTTCTGCAAGCTGTTTTGCCGTGTTAGCACTGTTTCGTGCCGATGTTATGGCACCAGGTGTTTTCATCCCACCGGCTGCGGCCAATTTTTTATATGCGGATAACTGGTAGTCTTTTTCCAGCATGATATCTCCTAACTTACCTGAACCAGGCCGTCTCCTGACGCTACGGTAGAGCCGCATGAAACAGGGTCACCAACGCATACGACCCCTTTACCATTGACGGTAAACCATGCCCTGGTTGATATAGCTTGCCCACCGTGCGTACTGTTTCCATCGGTATGCTGTGCATATTGCTTACCATCAACTAACACTTCGACTCCGTTGACTTTAAGTAGTGGTTCACTCTCTACAGGAGGCCTGGATGGGAATCCTCCGTGCCCCGAACAAATGCTGTCTTTTGTTGCAATACTTTCCACGTCATCACCAATGATTTGCTCTGATTTTCGTTATTTTAACTTAGGTTATTTGTGGTCTGTATGGCGTTTACTTACTGTAAAATTGCTCTAATAAATATTGTTTTTTATGTCGTGTTTTCGGTACCATTCAGCCATCGCCCTTCAATGGGCATTTGTTTGGAGTCGTCAGATGCAGATGGAGCTAATAAGCCGCAAGGAGTTCGATAGCCGTGTAACCAGCGGTGAACTCGACAACTTGCAGGCTATCAAGGTGAAAGAAGGCTTTTGCCTCATTGGGAATCAGAGCGGAACAAATCGCGTTTTTATGCTTCGCCGTACGGATTTGAAGCCATTTGTCTGGAAGAACGAAATTGGTCCCAGCTCATACGCTCAAACGAGGGGGTGCCACAACCTGGCCTTTTTCTACAAAGACGAGCTTTCTGTGGTTGATATTCAAGGGTTACAACATGTTTAAGCACTGGAAAAACATTACTATTTATAAACTTTCTCGTGAGGCGGATCTGACCGACTTAGAAGATAAAAAGAAAATGATCCTTTTCACGCCATGCGGTAGTCAGGATATGGCCAAGTTCGGTTTTGTATCGCCATTTGGTGATAATTCCGAAGTTATCGCTATGCATGGAAATGGTTTTATCCTTGTTGAAGCAAAGCGCGAAACAAAAATTCTTCCCCCGCCGGTTATCCAGCGAGCTATTCAAGAAAAAATTGAAAAACTTGAGCAAGAACAAGCGCGTAAACTGAAGAAAACAGAGAAGGACTCCCTGAAAGACGAAGTTCTGCATTCTCTTCTGCCACGGGCTTTTTCAAAGTTTTCTGTTATCCAGGCGATCTACGACGGTTCAACTAAACGTATCTATATCAATGCCAGCGCGCGGCAGGCAGAGGATATGCTCGCGCTTATGCGTAAGTCTCTGGGTTCTCTTCCTGCTGTTCCCCTGAGTGTTGAAAATCCCATTGAATTAACGCTGACCGACTGGGTACGTGATGGTAGTGCTCCACAGGGATTTCAAATGGGGGATGCGGCAGAACTTAAGGCAGTGCTTGAGGATGGCGGTATTGCCCGAGTGAAAAAGCAGGATTTGGGAAGCGATGAAATTTCCACACACCTGGAAGCTGGCAAGCTCGTCACTAAGTTGGCACTCGACTGGCAGAACCGCATTAAATTTACACTGGACCATAACTTCAGCCTTACCAGCGTCAAATTTGCGGATGAATTGCTTGAGCAGAACTCTGATATTGATAGTGAAGATGTTGCGCAGCGACTGGACGCAGATTTCTTCCTGTTGACCAGTGAAATTTCGTGCCTGGTTGATGCTCTGGTAAATGCCCTTGGCGGAGAGGCTAAGCAGTGAAAGAGCTGTGCTATGGATCTGTTTGCAGTGGAATTGAAGCCGCGAGTATTGCCTGGGAACCGTTGGGTATGCGTCCGGCGTGGTTTGCTGAAATCGAGCCTTTTCCATCGGCCGTTCTTGCGCTCCGCTGGCCCCATGTCGCCAACCTTGGCGACATGACAAAACTCGCCCAAAAAGTCCAGGCTGGAGAAATTGAAGCCCCTGATGTGCTGGTGGGAGGGACACCATGTTTTACCGCGGGGCATATGGTTCTTTGTAAAAATGGTTATAAACCAATAGAAGATGTTTGCCCTGGCGATTACGTAGTCAGTCATCTCGGGCGGTTACAACAAGTAAAAAGAGTTGGTTCAAAAATAGCTAATACGGGGTTACTTAATGCCGTTGGGCAGCCTTTAGGTATAAGAACAACCAATGACCATCCCTTCCTGGCTGTTCGGTGGAAAGCCCAAAACACCCGGAAAAATGGCACATATTTTAAGAGAGAGTTGTTGTCTGAACCGGAATGGCGAGCAGCATGTGATATGCCGGGATATCAATGGTGCGCTCTAACTAATTTCAATATTGCATTTCCAGATATTTGTTCTCGGTTCTTGTCTGAAGAACAGGCTATGTATCTTGCGGGCGCTTATGTTGGCGATGGATATATTAGGAGATGGAGAGGTAAATCTAAGAAGGCGGTTGTTTTTGGCATAAATTGCCAGAAATTGAGAAAGTTTCATTGCCGCATACCAGAAAACATATTTTCCGTGGCAAGCGAAATCCGAGGGAGCATCAAAGTAACCTTGAATGATACGTGTTATGCCAATTGGCTTAATGAACATTTTGGCGAGTTAAGCCATGCTAAGCGTATCCCTGCATGGGTGATGTCGCATCCATTGCGTCATGTGTTTTTACAAGGCTATCTTGATACTGATGGGACACCAAGTGGTAAAGCGGGATTTAGAATTAATAGTGTTAGTTCTGCGCTTGCTTGGGGCGTTGCGGGGTTGTCACAGACTTGTGGTTATGTTTCTTCGGTCAGCTTTATTGAAGTTGAGCCCAAAAAAGTGATCGAGGATCGCGTGGTAAATCAACGGAATTATTATCAGGTAACAATCTGCCCGCAGAAATTGTCACGTAAATCAAGATTGGCTCATGGAATGCTTTTACGAACAGTCAAAGAGTTTAAATCGGTAGGCCTAGATACTGTATACAACATAGAAGTCGAAGGTGATCATTCCTATATCCTCAATGGTGCGGTGGTCCATAACTGTCAGGCATTCAGTATCGCGGGATTACGTGGTGGGCTTGATGATGAGCGTGGCGCGCTAACTTTAAAGTATGTGGAGCTTGCAAATGCAGTTGACGACAAACGGGCTGAGTCATTTCTCAAACCATCCGTTATCGTCTGGGAAAATGTCCCAGGAGTCTTGTCATCGGCAGATAACGCCTTCGGATGTTTCCTTGCCGGATTGGCTGGAGAAGATGCGCCATTTGAACCAGGTGATCGACCTGAATCAGGAAAAAGTAACGCGTTCTGGCGGTGGGATGGCAAAACCGGTTGCCATGCTCCAAAGTGGCCGCAGTGTGGTTGTATTTATGGACCGCAGCGAAAGGTGGCCTGGAGAATCCTTGATGCCCAATACTTCGGAGTGGCACAACGACGCCGACGCGTGTTTGTTGTCGCAAGTGCTCGAACAGACCTCGATCCCGCAACGGTACTTTTTGAGTTCGAAGGCGTGCGCCGGAATATTGCGCCGAGCCGAAAAAAGAAGGAAATCGCTTCCGCCATTATTGCAAATGGCGCTGCAATCAGTGGCGAAAGCCTAAATCCATGCCTACACGCTGACATGCCACCCAGTATGAAATCGACGAAAGCCGTAAACGCTTTCAGGATGGCAGCATTTGGGGAATATATTGACGATGAAACCGCATCGACAGTAAAGGCAAGAGATTTTAAAGATGCCACTGACCTTGCCGTTTTTAGCAGCACAGGAGCAGGTTTTTGGTCAGAAGGGCATGGTACATTGCGGGCACGTGAGCAAGAAAGCCATGAGCATCTTGTTACATTGGCTTTTCCTGAGCGTATGAGCGGTACACAACATGCTGCAACTAAGAATACTTCACCATCTCTAATGGCTAAAAATCCAACAGCTGTTTGCTATGAAGTAAGAAACGCAGAAGTAGCTGTCCGCCGTCTTACCCCTGTCGAATGTGAAAGGCTGCAAGGTTTTCCTGATGGGCATACGTTGATCCCGACGGAAAAGCGTAAAAAAGTTAATTCAGATGAACTGGCATATCTTCGCAATCACTATCCAGATTTAAGCGAAGAAGAGGCCGCGATGCTTGCAGCTGACGGACCGCGTTACAAAGCGATCGGCAATAGTATGGCGATACCAGTAATGCGCTGGATTGGCGATCGGATTGCCAAGGCTGCATGTCGGCAGAAGGAAGGGAGTGAAACAAAAGAGCGAAAAGTTAAACCAGCGGCAGAATTCGAACGGTCCATATTCAAATGGGCTGGTGGAAAATTTGGTGTTCTGGAACAAATCTTTCGCTATTTGCCAGAAGGGAAGCGCCTGATTGAACCTTTCGTTGGTGGCGGAGCTGTCTTCATGAATGCCGGATACCAGGAAAATCTGCTAAATGATGTGAATGCTGACCTGATTAACTTTTACAAGACTCTGCAACGCGAGGCGCATTCACTTATCACTCTGGCACATCGTTTCTTCCAGGACTACAACACACAGGAAGGATACCTGGCAGTACGGAATGCGTTTAACAAACAAGTCTATGATGATTTACATCGCGCAGCGGCGTTTTTGTTCCTGAACCGACATTGTTTTAACGGATTGACGCGTTACAACCAGGCCGGTGAGTTCAATGTCGGTTATGGGAAGTATAAAACTCCGTATTTCCCATTACAGGAGATGGAAGCCTTCCTCGGTGCGGAAGGGCGGTCTGAGTTTGTATGCGGTGATTTTGCAGCGGTGATTGAAGCTGCCGGAGAAGGAGATGTCATCTTTTGCGATCCGCCGTATGAACCGCTTCCAAATACAGAGGGATTCACGAACTATTCCGGTCATGACTTTAAGTTTGAAGAGCAAAAACGCCTGGTGTCTCTGTTGACGGATGCTCATCGTCGAGGTGCGAAAGTTCTCATTACTAACAGTGGCGCGCCAAACATCAGAGAGCTTTATCATGACAGTGGCTTCAGAGTGGAACCTCTTTTTGCCAGACGTTCTGTGTCTTGTAAGGGAGACACTCGAGGTGTTGCTCATGACGTTATAGCTATATTGCTCTAATAAATTTATTAGTGTAATATCGACTCAATGAATCGTGATTTATAGAGCGATTTAGCTGTTAGCCGCGACAGGCGCGGCGGCAAGTATGGCGGGGTAGTGACTCCTTCCCCATCATGACGCCGAGTTGCCAGGTTGACCATGCGCCTAAGTGGCAACGCCGAAGTGCGTTACGAGCGTCCAGTTTGCCCATCTTCGGGTGGGCGTTTTTTTCAGGGTTTTCGTCATGGTTAGCGACTTTGCGGCGGTTTAGAAACTGACCATTAAAGTAAATGCAAACGATGATCTGATGATGGTAGCGGCCTAAGAAGCCAGATGCCATGGGGTATGAGTCGTCCCCCGTCAAAAAATCGACCGCAGAGTGTCCCCGTCTGTGTATTAGGGAACGGGGAGGCACAACAGGTAAGGGCGCTGGTGTGATTAACCAGATGAACGAGAAGGGGCCATCTGTTGGTCAGCGTCCTTTCCTGTTGCGTTTTCTTTTCAGCGTAACAGCGGTGCTTAACAGCACTTTGGGTACAGTTCCACGAATTTACGGGTATATCCCGTCATGCTGAAGGCGCTAATCACGCTGGAAGCCAGGGTTATGCATCCCCTGTTACCGAATTGCAGCCATGGCGCGGTGCGCCGAAAAGCATACGGAGGTGGAAGCCCTCGCCGGAGACGTACCCGGCAAGTGATGGTGTAGCTCAGCGGTAGAGCAGTTGGCTGTTAACCAACTGGTCGGTAGTTCGAATCCACCCACCATCGCCACTTTAGGGGAGTTAGTCCGTAGGGGTAGCGGGGTAGACTGTAAATCTACTGTCATTGCGACTCGGGTGGTTCGACTCCATCACTCCCCACCACATTGCCGATTTAGCTCAGTTGGTAGAGCAGTCGCTTTGTAAGCGAATGGTCAGCGGTTCGATCCCGTTAATCGGCACCAACATAACAGGTAAGAGCATTCTCCTGTAACGGGTTCATATCCCAATCTACAGGTCCACCAAGAATGCTCTTTCCGTTGCGGTGAATGCGGCTAAGCGCACGCGGGGAAATGGTTATATCTGTCCATTATTTCTCCTTGTTTCCACGTCCACGGTGGATAACCAGCCAAAGGACACCGGGAGGAACCCGGCACCGCAGCTTTTTTATTCGTTAAATAATGGAGTGAGAGGATGCAGAACAATCCGAACAAATGTCGAACGCTATGGGTGCGGTTATATATTTATGCCGTCCTCTGTTTGATTGTGTCACTGGTTCTGTATGTTTGGCTTTTGCCAAATATGATCTCATCTAACAGCACAATACTTGTATTGTTGGGAGTCCTTCTCGCGCTCATTTACCCGGCTTTCGCAGTAGTCTTTTTTCGTGAAAAAACCAGGAAATTAATTAATGAAAAAAACGTTGATTAGTGCAGCGATTATTTTGGGTTCTTTATGTCTGACCGGATGCGATCGGGTAGAGCCAGGTAACGTAGGGATCAAAGTAAATAAGCTGGGGGATGATAAAGGTATCGGTGAAGTAGTTGGCGTTGGTCGCTACTGGACAGGCTTGAATACTGAAGTTTATATCTTCCCGACCTTTAAGCAAATGAAGACATACGATGAGCCGTTCAGCTTCCAGATGAGCGACGGAACAACCATTGGTTACCACATCGGCGTAGCCTACAAGGTTGATCCAGCAAAAGTCACAACGGTATTTCAGACCTATCGCAAAGGTGTAGATGATATTACTGATACCGATCTACGCCAGAAGGTTGCAGATGCTCTGAACCGATTAGCCAGCAAAATGACCACCGACAAATTTATCGACGGTGGCAAATCTGAATTGCTTGATGCAGCCCTTAAAGACATTCAGGAAGAAATGACGCCAATCGGCATTCAGGTGATGAGCCTCTCTTATGTAGGTAAGCCAGAATACCCGCCAACAGTTATTGACAGTATTAACGCCAAAGTCACGGCAAACCAAAAAACCCTGCAACGCGAGCAAGAGGTCAAACAACGTGAAGCAGAGGCCAACATGCTGCGCGCGGAAGCTGCCGGACAGGCTGATGCTATTCGCACAAAAGCCCAGGCCGAAGCTGATGCCATTCGTTTACGTGGTGAAGCTCTGCGCCAGAACCCAGGTGTTATGGACTTGGAAGCGATCAACAAATGGAACGGTACATTACCGAAGTATATGACCAGTAATACCGCTGTTCCGTTTGTTCCGGTGAAATAAAAGCGTAAGCAAAATTGGCAGTAATCCGGCCCTTTAGCTCAGTGGTTAGAGCTGGCGACTCATAATCGCACGGTCACCGGTTCAAGTCCGGTAGGGGCCACCATATTTGGTTGTAACACGGCGTCTGGCACATGCGTCGTTAGCGGTCTGGTGACGTTAAAGGGGTAACCTTTCCCCTAGCTCAGGCAACAAACCAGGTAGCCGGAATGTGCAAGCCCCGTTCATAGCGTCGGACTGCGGATTCACCATCCTGGCGATTCGGTGTGACAGCCGGGAAGAGTCCGGCGAATTAATCCTGATTTTCTGGTGATGACTCATATCGTTAGGAGTGATTTGAGTATGCCGATTATATCTGACATTCAGCACGCTTGGGTGGAGTGCTAATGTCTGCATCCCCTCTTGAATCCATGCCAAATTCCCTTAGTGCAGAACAAGCTGTGCTTGGTGGCTTAATGCTTGATAACTGCCGCTGGGATGAAGTTGCAGATCGTATAGTTGCTGATGATTTTTATACCAGTGCTCATCGTGAAATTTTCAGTGAGATGGAGAGGTTATTAAGTCATGGCAAACCGATTGATTTGATAACACTTGCTGAAGCACTTGAACAGAACGGTAAATTAGAACGCGCCGGTGGTTTTGCGTACCTTGCGGAGATGTCAAAGAACACGCCCAGCGCGGCAAATATTTGTGCTTATGCGGATATCGTTCGTGAACGCGCGGTTGTTCGTGAAATGATTTCCGTCGCAAATGAAATAGCCGAAGCTGGATATGCGCAGGATGGCAGGGGCAGCAATGAATTGCTGGATATGGCCGAGCGCCGCGTTTTTGAAATAGCTGAAAAACGACAAAAGAGCGGTAGTGGTCCAAAAGATATCGCCAGCATTCTCGATGCAACGGTATCTCGCATAGAAGAGTTGTTTCAGCGACCGCATGATGGTGTAACGGGGCTTGATACGGGATTTACCGATCTCAATAAGAAGACGGCGGGGCTTCAGCCGTCCGATCTCATCATTGTCGCCGCCCGCCCATCTATGGGGAAGACCACGTTTGCGATGAATCTCGTCGAAAATGCCGCAGTTCGTAACGATAAGCCCGTATTGGTTTTTAGCCTTGAGATGCCGAGCCACCAGCTGATGATGCGCTCACTGGCTTCTCTTGCACGCGTTGATCAGACTCGTATTAGAACGGGGCAACTTAACGACGATGATTGGGCGCGGGTTTCTGGCGCAATGGGTATTCTGTTGGACAAGCAGAATATTTTTATTGATGACTCAAGCGCCCTGACACCTACAGAGCTTCGTTCCCGCGCTCGTCGTGTTTATAAAGAAAATGGTGGTTTGAGCATGATTATGATCGACTACCTGCAACTTATGCGCGTCCCCGAGCTGCAAGATAACCGAACGCTGGAAATTGCCGAGATTTCTCGCTCACTGAAGGCGTTGGCGAAGGAATTACAAGTACCGGTGGTGGCATTGTCACAACTTAATCGATCGCTTGAACAGCGTGCGGACAAACGACCGGTAAATTCAGATTTACGTGAATCAGGAGCAATTGAGCAGGACGCAGACCTGATCATGTTTCTGTATCGCGACGAAGTTTATCACCCGGATAGCGAAATGAAGGGCATTGCCGAGGTAATTATCGGAAAGCAACGAAATGGCCCAATTGGCACGGTGAGATTGGCTTTTAACGGCCAATACTCACGGTTTGATAACTATGCCGGTGCTGACTGGCAAGAGGATTATTAATGCAATGGAATGAGGAAAAGCCGATGAACATCCTGATCATTGGGCGAAAATTTGAAGCCATCAGTGATGTGAAAACATATACGGAAATGTGGGCTTATAACCTGGCCTGCGCCTTTAGTGAGGCAGGGGTAACATTGCAATACCATCGTCCATATTCCCCTGGCGTCGAAAGCCCGGAGGATTATGTTGAAGCTGTGTTGACTGCTGCGACCGCATGTTCTGCGAAGGCCATTTTGGCACCAGGATTGAGGTATTTTACTACGGTACCCAGGGAAATAGGCATGCAACTGTGTCGCCGATTCTCTGGATGGGTAGCCCAGGTATATGACGGTTCTATGCTGGATTCGGCACCAGTCGATATTACTTTTACTGTCCGCGATGATACCTGGCGGTACCTGGATAATCCCGGCAGGTTAGAGCGTCATAATCGCTTTAACAAACATGTTGGATGGGCAGCGAATCAGGAACTGTTCCATCTGGAAATCAAGACAGACGATGTTCTGCGTATTTTTGTAGACCACGCTGCATTTGATGTTAGTGGGTTTGATCACTCCTTAAGTATCCTTATGAACCTTCAGCGTCTGACCGTTCCGTATGAGGCCAGAACGTTGACCGATGACGGATTGGTTACCATTGATCCGGGGAATATTTCGGTAACTCCATACAGACGGACGCCGGTACCAGCAACCGAATTTGCAGCTGAATTGCGTAAGAGTGACGTTTTTATCGTTACGCATCCCGAAAGCCTTGGATTAACTGTTCTTGAGGCGGCAATGTGTGGGGCGTTGATATTAACGCCGCCAGATTGCCTTCCGCCAGATCGCCTGGCTTTGGTGAACCATATGGTTATCAAGTCGCGGATTGATTGGGATGAGGTTATTGCTCGCGTTGATCGCGTGAAAAATGCTGAAAAGGTCCAGTGTCACACCTGGTCGGCAATTGCGGAAAAGATGCTTGAAACGTTTATCACGCAGAAACCGTCGCGCGGTAATGATTGATTCTATTCATATGATTGCGATTGTATTGATTTTTACGACACCGCTTATTGCTCTAATAAATTTGATTTATTAGAGCAAATAAACTACCATCGAACGCCAGACTATTGATCTTCCTGTTGTTCAGGCTTATAGTTCCTACGTCGTAGTAAATTCTGCGACCGGGTTTGACAGCCTGAATGTACATGCGGACAACCGCAGATATCCGATATTGCGGTATTTTTGTGTCCGTAAACCACGTTACGCCCGAATTATGGTGGGGCGTGATGGGGAGGCTTCGGCCTGCTGGTTTCATGTACGCCAGTCTGTCAACCCCGTCACGTCCTGCCACCTGTTTGACAGCGGGTAGCAGGTTGTTAAACCTGTACATGAGGCCGTAACTATGGTTAATGCCAATCCTTGCGCACGCCCTGAATTTATCTGGCGCTTTTACTCCTGCCAGAAACG